CAGCAAGGACAACTTCAATTGGCTCAACAAAGACCTATGATGGATGCCCAAGCAGAACAGCAAGCGCAACAGTTGGCACAACAGCAAGCTGATATGGCTAGACAACAAAAAGGACAAACTAATGGATAATATTAAAGATTTAATTAGCGCAATCGCTAGTGGTGATGCAGTAGCTGTTGAAAATGGATTTTCTGCAGCTATGTCAGACAAATTATCTACTCGTTTAGATGACATGCGTCAATCAGTTGCACAAAGTATGTTTAATCAATCTGAACCTGTTGCAGAACCAACAGAGGAATCAGCTGAACAATAATGCGTTACTATCAATTATTAAAATCTCTAAAGAGATCTGATGTTGTTGAAAGCACCAGATCTTATTCTCATCTGATTGAACGAACATCAGATAATAAGGTTTTGATAAATGGTAATGAAACAGAATTTACAAGTTTAGAAGAAGCAAGAAAACATATCAAACAAGAATATATTTCACACAAATTAGAAGAACAAGTATCAAAAGAGTCATACGAAGAACTATCAGACGACAAAGTCGCCAGTATTATTAAAGAATACCACGATATTAAAGTTACAGATACATTAATCGAAACATATATACAACTTGCTTCTTCAAATATGTTTAGTGTGGATCCAGTTGTTCTTGAAATTAGAAAATTAAATAAGTTAGATAGACTCATTGAAAATAAATTACATTATGTATTAAATGATGAATCTATTGTAGCAATTAATCCACAAACTCAAGACCGCCTAAATAATTTATTCGGTGACCAAAAAGAAATAGTCGAGTATATGAAAGAGTCAAAAGATAACTTCTTTTATGTAGTTAACAAAATTAAAGAATAAAAATGGCTGTCACAAAGACCATCATTAAAAATACAAACCAAGAGACCATCGTTAAAGTCGGTGGTACTGCAGGATCTGCTACTATTGCTTTAGCAACCGACTGCCTAGCAACCACCCAAGCATTAGATGGTGCAACTCAATCTGTTGATATTGTTACTGCTCAAGTTAACGGCTTGCTATCATCATCTATTACTATAGTACGTAATGCGATTCCTGTTATGGCATTCGCTCCAGAAAATAGTGGTGTTTTTAATTTCGAAGGTAACGGATTTAGAGATAGTGTTGAAAACACTAAAGATATTGTTGTAACAGTATCAGGTGCTGAGGCTCATGTGTATTTGACCCTGCGTAAAGTTGGTGGCTATGCTACTAAAGTTGAAACTGCTAACTTTGGTGCTAAAGATAACGAAGCTGTTGTAGGAAGTTAATCATGAGAATAATTAAGGAATAATAAATGGCTGCTATTAGATTTGACACTCTTAGAAATACTAATCAAGAAACTATTATTAAGTTTACTGGTAATTCTACCGATACTGGTACAATTGCTATTGCTAACTTAACTGCTGGTACTCAAGTGAGAAACTCTGCTACACCAGTGGTTAATATGGTTCGTATTATCGCATCAGGTTTAACTAACTCCAACTTAACAATCACACGTGGTGGTGTTGCAGTATTCCAGGGTTCTCCAGGTGCTGCGATTGATTTCGAGTTTATCTCAAATGGCTTCTCTGATTCTGTTAACAATACTTCTGATTTAGTATTCACTATCGGTAATGCTGCAGTTACTGGTTATATGACACTACGTAAATTAGTTGGTTGGGATACTAAAGTGGAAGACGCTACTTACGGTGCTTACGACGACGTTACTCGAGTTGGCGCATCTACCACGATAAGTGGTTCACCAGATAAGGTCTAACTATGAAATTAATTAGAGAAATAACAGAAAGTACTCAGTTTATCGTTGAGAAAGATATTAACGGTAAAGCAAAAAATTATTTTATTGAAGGTGTATTCCTCCAATCAAATATTCAGAATCGTAACAAAAGAATGTATCCTGAGCATATCATGGATAAAGAAGTCGGACGTTACATGAAAGAAGCAGTAGAAATGAGTCGTGCGTATGGTGAACTTGGCCATCCAGATGGTCCAGGTATTAATCTTGATCGTGTGTCACATATGATTACGTCGCTTCGTAAAGAAGGTACTAACTATATTGGTCGAGCAAAAATTCTAGAAACTCCAATGGGTAATATTGCACGTGGTCTTTTAGATGGTGGTGCAAACCTTGGTGTATCTAGTAGGGCACTTGGATCTCTTCAATTAAACAAAGAAGGTATCAATGTGGTGCAAGACGATTTTATGCTGTCCACAGCAGCAGACATCGTTGCAGACCCATCTGCTCCAGATGCATATGTACGTGGTATTATGGAGAATAAAGAGTGGGTATTTGTTGATGGAAAGTTTGTGGAGAAACATATTGAAGAAGTTAAACGTACTATTCGTAATACTTCTTCAAGACAGTTAGAGGAAGCTAAAGTACTTGCTTTCCAAAAATTCCTGAGTAAAATCAGATAAATTATAAATAATTCAATAGAACTATCCAAGTTAGGAGAACAAAGATGTCAATCGAACAAAAAATCGCTGAAATTTTAGCAGAGTCTAAGAAACAACAATTAGACGAATTTAAAGTTGCAGGCAAAGAAGGTGGTAGCAATTCTGCTAAACCAAGTGGATCTAATGGCGACCAATCTGTCATTCGTACTGCTACTAACAGCGTACCAAATGGCGGTGAAACACCAAATCCAGATGTTGAGCGTAATAACGTAACTGATGAAGATGATGCATCAAATGCTACATCAAAGCAAGCAAATCGTGCAACACAAAATGCTAATGCTGGCGATCAGAAACCAATCACTAAATCAAAACATGCTATCGTTGGACAAAATTCCAAAGGTAAAGAACATGTTGCTTTGGAAAGTCTACAAGTAGACATTGACGCTATGTTAAATGGCGAAGAATTGACAGAAGAATTTAAGAATAAAGCAGCTATAATTTTTGAAGCTGCTGTTATGTCACGTGTTACTGCTGAAGTAGCACGATTAGAAGAAGAATTTGAAGCAAAACTCGATGAGAGTCTTGCACAGAATGTAGAGGGACTTGTTGAACAGGTTGATGGATACCTCGGCTATATTGCTGAGCAGTGGATGACACAAAATGAATTAGCCCTTGAGCGTGGTATGAAGTCAGAAATCCTTGAAGGATTCGTTTCTGGTTTGAAGGATCTATTTGAAGAGCATTACATCGATATTCCTGAAGAGAAATTAGATGTACTCGGTGAAATGGAACAAGCACTAGAAGAGTTAGAAACAAAACTTAATGAACAAGTTGCTGCTAATATCGAAATGGCCAAAACTATTTCTGAACAGAAGCGTAACGAAGTTGTTAAGGAAGTAAGTGAGGGTCTTACTGATACAGAAACTGAAAAGTTTAATGCATTAGTTGAAGAACTTTCTTATGAAGATTCAGAATCTTTTGAGAATAAAGTTAAGACTATCCGTGAGAATTATTTCACAACCAAAGTAATGACAGAAGTTAAATCTGTAGTTACAGATGCTCCAGTCGAAGTCTTGACAGAAGATAAGAAAATTTCTATCGACCCTGTCATGGCAAAATATTTATCAGCACTCAACAACAAATAAAGGAAACTAACTATGTTAGATCGTAAACAATTAATGGAAAAATGGGCACCAGTGTTAAATCACGAAGGCTCTACACCAATCAAAGATACTTATCGTAAAGAAGTTACTGCCGTTCTTTTGGAAAACCAAGAACGTGAACAAGCCAAATACAGCGAGCAACTCGGAGCATTGAACGAAACAGCTCCAGCTAACGCTGTTGGTACTTTTGGTGATACTGGTGGTATCGCTAAGTTTGACCCAGTATTGATTAGCTTGGTTCGTCGTGCAATGCCACAACTTATCGCTTATGATGTCTGCGGTGTTCAACCAATGACACAACCAACTGGTTTGATCTTCGCAATGAAGTCACGTTACAGCACTCAAGGTGGTACTGAAGCGTTGTTCAACGAAGCAGACTCTGCATTCTCTGGCGCAACTGGTACAGCACAATCTGGTACACCAATGGCTGGTAACGTGGTTCCTGGTGGTCCAGTTGCTACAAACACTGGTGAAGATTTTGGTGGTGCTACTACTTTGCAACAAATGGCTTTCTCAATCGAAAAGCGTACTGTTACAGCAAAGACTCGTGCTTTGAAAGCAGAATACTCTATCGAATTGGCACAAGACTTGAAATCAGTTCATGGTCTTGACG